TGTAGACACCGTGATCTATCACGTCCGGCTCATGCATGAGTCGGGGCTAATTCGGGCGTGTCCGCCACGCAGCCCTCAGTTCGTCGAAGGAATGACCTCTGCCGGCCATGACCTGCTCGACGTACTGCGCGAGCAGAATTTCTGGCACAAAGTCAAAAAGGAAGCTCGTGAGCTGGGGATCGCCCTGACCTTCGAGGCGGTCAAGATAGTTGCATCTGCGATTACGCATCGCCTTATGGGAAGCAAATAAGCTTAAGTTTTGCCGCGGGCGAGCGGAGGGCTGGGTTGCGCTGTGCCGTTCCAGAGAATGGCGGTTTCTAAAAACAGATCCCGATGCGAGAGAAAACGCAAAGGGGGGCGCGAAGACCGAGATTTCAATAAGTCCTGAATCTCAAAGCAGCCGGGCCAACTGCGATGATACCCGCGGCAAAAGATTTATTCGAAGGAGAAGTGGAGTTTTATGAAGAAGGAAGAAAAGGAAGAGAAGGCGGTCGCAAAGAAGCCCACGCGCACCGTGACATTGCCGAGCGGTAAGCTCGCGGAGTTCCGCAGCCCGTCCGGACGGGATGTTCGCCTGGCCAGGCGTCACTGTAACCCAGCTACTGACGATATCGGATTTGCGTATGCCGTCATTGCACAGGTGACAATGATCGACGGGAAGCCGATCGTCATGGAAGACGTCGATGAGATGAGCATGGACGATGTGAGCGTTCTGACAAAGGAAGTACTGGCGGGAAACTCGTCAACCCCAGAGACGTCTTCCAACTGATCACGGTCACCGGTTGGGGACCGGACGTGGTCGATGGGATGGATCTGGGGGATCTCCGGCAGTGGATTGAGGAGGCGGACCGGTATGCGAAAGAGCTTAGGGATGCCGAACGGCGCGCGCTTGACGGCGCATAGACAGGCGTTCGTTCCAGCGCTGACCGCGGGCTTCGCCGCGCTCAAGTGCCTCACGCGTTGCTTTCGGCAATTGGCGGAACACCATAATGATCGTTTTAACTACAGCGTAACCAAGGCCGATCACGCCTCCGATGATAAAGCCGGCAACGCATAAGCCCAGGATGAAATATCCGAAAGCGAACATGTTGAACTCCTTATAAACGCAGTTTAACGCGCATGGACAATATTTTCAAACTTGCCGTCATCCTCTCTGCCGTGGACCATTTGTCCGGCCCGCTGCGCGATACAGCGCGACAGCTCCAGGCCATGGATAAGGTCGCGGAGCAAGCGCGCGGGATGCGGGAGTTCGGCGAGCGCATCACGCTGGCGGGAGCTGCTGCCGCCTTCGGCGCCTCAGAGATCAACGAGCGTCTGAAGGCCATGATTGAGCCGGCCATGCGCGTGGAGGACGCGACGGCCTTTCTCGGTACCGTCCTGGAGCCCCAATCCGGAACGGTCGCCGAGGCGATGGAGCGCATGCAGAAGGCGGCGATCTCCTGGAGTCGCGAGCATACGGATAGCGCCGATGCCTTCATTAAGACGACATATCGGATGATCTCGGCCGGCTTGAACGAACGGGCGGCCCTCGAAGCCACGCGCACGGCGATGACGGCAGCACGCGCGACGACGCTCGGGCTAACGGACGCGCAAGCGAATGCTGGGGAGACCGCGAACCTTCTTGCGACTATCTATAACAACATGGGCAACAAGCGTCTGCCCGTGGCTGAAGAGATGGCGCGTCTCGGCGACATCATCACCGGCGTCCAGCAGAAGTTCCAGTTTGCCTCCCTTGCTCCATTGACGGAGGGAATGAAGGCCGCGGCGCGTACCGCTGTACTTTACCGGGTCGATGTCGCCCAGGCGGCCACGGTCATCGGGCAGTTGAACAATGCCGGCGTCCAGGGAGCGAGCGCCGGGTACGCCTTTAACGAAGCGCTGTTCCACATGGAGAAGGCGGCGCATAAGCTGCACTTTGCCATCGCTCGCACGAAGAACGGTAATCTCGACCTCATCGGCACTATCGCGAATATGGAGAAGCGATTCGGGTCGCTCGAAAAGCTCTCCCCGCGGATGCAGCAGAAACTCGAAGAAGCGTTCGGTATGCGCGGCATTGCGATCGCCCAGGTCCTCGGCAAGAGCAAAGAGATGGCCGATATGATGAATCTGATCACGAGCCGGACCGGGGCTGCCGCCACAGCGCAGCGCGCGATGGAGGGTACGACTTCCGGCCAGTGGCAGATCATGAAGAACAACCTCGAAGTGATCGAGGAGAGCCTGGGCGATTTCCTGCTGCCGTTCATTAAGGAACTCACACCTTATGTGAAGACGTTTGTCGATACCATGACGCGGATCATTCAGGCGCAGCCGGCGATTGTGCGGATCGCGGTCGGCTTCTTCGCCATTCTCGGATATCTGCTTGCGATTGCAGCGCCGCTGCTAACGACGATTGGAGGACTTGCGATCCTTGGAGGATATGGAGCCGGGGCGCTCGCCAAGCTCGCAACAGGCTTCATATGGGTGTGGGGAAATGTACTGGAACTCGGAAAATCCATTTGGGTCATCGCTTCCAGTCGTCTGCCTCTTCTAATGCAATGGTTCGCGAATGGCGGTCCAGCCATCTTCCTGGCGAGAATCCGGCTCATCGGATCTCTCCTCGCCACGCAGCTCGTGAACGGGCTACGCCTGGTCGCGGTCGCCACGTGGGAATGGACGGCCGCTCTTCTCGCGAATCCAGTCGTGCTGGCGATCGCCGCCATCGTGGCGCTGATCGGTTGGGTGTACCTCATCTATAAGTATTGGTCGCCGCTGGCGGACTTCTACGAGTCCGTCTGGGCAAAGGTTAAAGCGGCGTTTCAATCTTTCGATGCGTGGCTCAGCGGCTGGCCTGGGAAGATCATGGGCCTCGTTCTGAAATTGCTGACACCGAAGGGCTGGTATGAGATCGGCGCCATGCTCATCGATGGGTTAGTGCGCGGGATCAAGTCCGGCCTCTCGGCGGCGCTGACGGCCGTCGGCAATATCGCCCACGGCATCACGGACCGGATCAAGAAGCTGCTCGGGATCTCCTCGCCCTCGAAGATCTTCTTCGGCGTCGGAGGCAATATTGTAGCCGGCCTGGCCGAGGGCATCACGAATATGCAAGGCCTGGCCGTCGATCGCATGGCCGAACTTTCGCGCCTGATGATGGGGCCGGCGCTTGGACCAATGATCCCGAGCGCGGCCGGCGCAGCTCCGGCCCGCGCTGGGCATCGTTTCGAAATTCATATGAATCCCGTCTTCAATGTGACCGGCGGCTCGCTCACGCCCCAGACGCGAGCCGAAATATTGGAGTATCTGCGCGGGATGAAGCGGGAGATCGCGCAGTTTGTCGACGATGTAAAAGAGCGTGATCCTCGGATGGAGTACTGAACCTGAAATGGATTTGAAGACGAAGCCCTGGCCCATTCCGAAAACGGTCGCGCAGAGGATCTGTTCGGCGCATAACGTGGCGCTGCCGCTGGCGACAGCCAAGGGCAGTGGGTGCGCCGGTCCGCCGGATTTCCAGCCGCTATCGCGGGAACGCGCCTTCTCGGAAGATCCGAAAGGGGAAGCGTAGACGATGTGGGCCGTGCTCGGGACGATCGAATTTACACTTCCGACCTACATGGATGCCATGCAGACGGACGAAGGGTTCAATTATGCCGAGCATGCCTTGATCAATGGCAAGCCGCGCCTGCAGTGGGTCGGCGACAATCTCGATCAACATCGGCTGGAGATGAGCTTCAATCGTGCGTTCTGTGATCCCGAGACGGAAATAGACAAGCTGCGCGCGGCGGCTCAGGCGCATCTGGCGATGCCCTTGGTGTTTGGCAACGGCCGGCACCTCGGAACATTTGTGATCACGTCGATTAGCTCGGAGCTGAAGCAGACCGACCCGGAAGGCACGATCGTGCAAATGACCGCGACCGTGAACCTGAAAGAATTCATCGGTGATCCAAACGCGCCGGCGCCAACAGCGAATAATGCCGGCCTGGCGTCGGGCGTGGCGCCTGTGGCGCAAACGACAAAACCTCCGGTACCGGGAGATGCGAGGAACCCGGACGATGTCACGGTTCAGAAAATTGTGCGGCAATAGAGACAATGAGCGCGAATGAACTACGTCGAGCACATTACACGGGACGGCGACCGCTGGGACCTCCTGGCCTGGCAGTACTACGGCGATCCGTTCGGCTACGAGCGGATCATCATGGCCAATCCCTCAGTGCCGATCCGGCCGTTCATCGTGTCGGGGATCAAGTTGCGCATTCCGATCATCGAGGACACGAGTGTCCTGAGCCAGAATCTCCCGCCATGGAAGAGGTGATATGGTCCTGATCAGTGGAGTCGTGCAAGACCCTTCCGGCGCATTCCCCAACTCGGGCGTGATGAAATTCGTGCTGAGCAAGTGGATCTTCGACGCGGATGGCAACACCCTGTCGCCGAGCGAAGTGCGCGCGCAGGTCCAGGCCGGGGGCGCCTGGTCGATCGAGTTGGACTCCCTGACCGATGCGACTCCGAGCGACGCGAATTACACCGCGACCTTTCATGGAGTGATCCGCGGGATCGCGGTGACGATCAACTTCGGCACGTTCAGTCTGAATCCGCTTCCGGTGGAGCAGCGGTTCGAAGATCTGATTGCCGCCGGCCTCGCTCCGCCAAGCGTCATCGGCACCCTGGTCCTCATGGAGACGCCCACTGGCGTTGCGGACGGCAGCAATGCGACCTTTGTCCTGGGAGCCACGCCGCGCGCCAGGTCGGTGACCGGTTATATCAAAATGCCGGGAGCCGGCTTTTATTCCGTAATGGAGCGCGATGACGGCGGAGGCGGCGACTTCACGGTCACCGGACGCAACTGCGTGCTGGAGGTCGTGCCGATCGCCGGCACTCAGGTCCGTTTCACGTATCAGGAAGTATGAGCACTGTCCCTCAACCTTACTGGCAGCTGACCTATCTCAGCAAAGACGTCACGGCGGACATTACGCCCTATGTGGTGTCTGTCGTGTATGCCGATGTGGAGCATGGTGAGAGCGACTCCATTGAGGTGCATTTCGAAGACAGCGATGATCTATGGAAGAACGACTGGTATCCGACAAAGGGCGATCAGATCGATCTCGATATTGGATATCGCGGCCAGCCGCTCTTGCCCTGTGGTCAGTTCCAGGTCGATGACATCGTGCTTCAGGGGCCGCCCGACATCGTGATTGTTAGCGGGCTATCGGCCAAGATCACCGAAGCGCTCCGCGAAGAGAACACCGTCGGCTATGAGAACCAGACACTGCGCGACATCGCCAATGCGGTGGCAGCGCGCCACGGCTTCACGGTCCAAGGAACGATCCGGCCGATCCGGCTCCGCCGCATCACGCAGAAGCAGGAACGCGATCTTGGATTTCTGCGGCGGCTCGGCGAGGAGTACGGTTATGTGGTCGCCATCCGGGACGACGCGATCACCTTTCAGGATTGGGACACCCTGAACTCGGTACCGCCGGTCCTCACGCTCGACAAGACGGACCTGACGCGCTTCGATTTGCGCGACAAGACGAATCACGTCTATACGGCCTGCGAGGTGCGATACCACGATCCCATCACGCGCCAGCTCATGAAGTTCGAAGTGAAGAACGAAGATATCGAGACATCGGCCTCGCATGCTGCCGGCGAGGCGGTACCTGTCGAAGATCCGAAGCCGGCCGACGTGCTCAAGATCGTCGCGCGCTGCGAAAACGACGAACAGGCCGAGGCGCGAGCCCTGGCCGCTCTGAAGCGCAAGAACGGCATGCAGACGACAGGACGCCTGACCCTGCCGGGAAACGTACTCTGCGTCTCCGGAAATGCCGTCGCCGTCACCGGCCTCGGAAAACTGGATGGCACATTCCAGGTCATGTCCTCGCGCCACGCGATCGATCGCGACACGGGCTATGTGACCGAAATGGAAGTGAGGCGCCGTGTATAGAGTAGGCGTCGTTTCGGAGATTGATGTCGAGAAGGCGCGGGCGCGTGTGCACTTCGAAGAGCGCGATGACGTCAACTCCGGCTGGCTCTCCGTCATCCAGCCAAAGACGCTGAAGGATAAGGTCTACTGGATGCCGGACATCGGCGAGCACGTCGTCTGCTTGCTCGATGAGCATGATGAGGACGGCGCCCTGGTCGGGGCGATCTATTCCGACGTCGATGTCGTCCCGGATGGAGTCAGCGCCGATGTGCATACGACGGTGTACGTCGATGGCGCGAAGTGGAAATACGACCGCAGCTCCAGCCAGTGGAGTCTCGTCGTGCCGGCTGCCGGCCGCGTGTTGATTCAGGTCGGCTCCTCATCGATCGAGGTGATCGACGGCAAAATAACTGTGACGGCGAACACCGTGCTGCTCGCCGGCTCGGGCGCCACGGAGCCGCTCGTCCTGGGAAATAGCTTCAAGGCTCTGTTTAACGCCCATACCCATCCGGACCCGCAAGGCGGAGTCACGGGAGCGCCGACAGTGCCGATGGGCGGCGGCCATCTCTCATCGAAGAGCTTCACCGAATGAGAATGAAATTCAGCCGGACCTGTGTCCGGATGGGAAATCAACGGACCGACGTTTACTGTTTCGACTGATCCTTATGGCTCAGGACGTCCACAACATCACCGCTGCCGACTGGCAGCCCGCGCTCAACTCGCTGGGAGATATCGTCCAGAACTATGACGATGTTGACCAGTGCATTCAGATTATCCTGACGACGCCGAAGGGTTCGGTCGCGCATCGGCCGGACTTTGGCTCGAACCTTTGGCTGTATCTCGATAATCCCCTGCCTCAATCTATTCCGCACATCATCCGCGAATCAGTGGACGCCCTAAGCCGCTGGGAGCCGCGTATCGAACTACTGGGCTTCGTGCCGTCGATCATTCCTCCATCGCAGGTCATGCTGCAGGTGCAGTGGCGGGTCACCGGCCAGGCGCTCCAACGCTTCACGGAGGTCATCCTCGCGTCATGACGCTACCAGTGACCCTGCCGACACCGAATTTCATCGACCGCGATCCGAATGAGATCACCGGTGAAATGATCACCGCGTACCAGACGGCGGCGGGCCGGCCACTCCGGCCGGCACAGGTAGAGCGTTTAATCATCGACATACTCGCATATCGTGAGACGCTCGCGCGCATCGGAATTCAGAACGCGGGACTGCAGACGTTGCTCGCATTCGCCGCGTTTCCGATGATCGACTATCTCGGAGACTTGGTCGGCGTCGCGCGCTTGCAACCGCAGCTGGCGACCACGACGATCCGGTTCACCTTATCCGCGGTGCAGACGTTCGACGTCATCATTCCTCAAGGCACGCGCGTGCAGACACTCGACGGAAAGGTAATCTTCCAGACGTCGGCGCAGGCCGTCTGTACTGCTGGCAGCGCTTACGTCGATGTGGCCTCGGCCGCGGCGACAGGTGGCGTCATCGGAAATGGCTATGTGGCCGGCCAGATCAATGCCCTGCTGGACGTGATCGCGAATGTATCGACAGCGTCGAATACGACGACGAGTTCAGGCGGCGTCGACATCGAGGCCGACGACGCCTTGCGCGAGCGGATTCGCGAAGCGCCGGAAGGATTTTCGGTGGCGGGGCCGGTGGGCGCATATCGGTTCCATGCCATGTCGGTCAGCCAATTGATCACCGATGTCCAGGTGATCAGCCCCGAGCCCGGCACCGTTGCGCTTTATGTCCTGACATCGAGCGGACTGCCGTCGGACGATCTGCTTGCTGCGGTACTTGCCGCTTGTGACGACAAGAAGGTCCGGCCGCTCTCCGATACTGTCGAAGTCCACGCGCCCTCTGAAGTGGACTTCACGATCGAGGCCGCGTTAACCCTCTATTCGAACGTGGACATCGCGACGACGCTCGCGGCGGCCCAGGCCGCGGCCGTCGCCTACGCCGCCGATCGGCGCTCTGCGCTGGGCAAGGATCTCGTTCCGACGCAGCTGCTCACCCTTTTATCGGTGCCAGGCGTCTACGACGTCGAGCTGACTTATCCGACACTGACGGAGGTCGACCAAACCGAGTGGGCCAACTGCACCGGCATCAGCGTTACTTTCGCAGGAGCGGTCGATGGCTGATCCACGATTACTCCCCGCCGGTATTGACGACCAGCGCGGTCAGATCATGCTCGATCTGATCGACCGGATGGGAAGTCTCGATTTCACGAAGATGCTCGTCTACCGCCTCGCCGGCGCCGATGATGACATCTTGCAGTGCCTGGCCTGGCAGTTCCATGTGATGGGTAATGAAGGCTGGGCGCAGGCCACGACGACGGCCGCCAGGCGCACACTCGTATCACAGGCAATCGAGATCCATAAGTACCGCGGGACGCGGTGGGCCGTGGAGCAGGCGCTCCAAGTGATCGGCTTCGATGCCAGGATCATCGAGCGCCGCGATCTCATCGATGCGTGGTTCGCAGGCGGCGGATGGTTCCTTGACGGAACGGTGCGGATGGATTTCAGTAAGACGCTTTCCGCCGACGTGGGCGCGATCGCCAAGATCCTTGTCCGGAGCTGGGCGGAGTTCGATGTCGAAGTCTATCTCGATCCGGACTCGACTTTAACGGTGCCCGAGCAGTTGACGCTGCGTGACTGCGTCACGATTAGCAAGCCGGCACGATCGCAGCTGACGAACCTGACATTATTTCTCGATCTCGGGATCGTGATGGACGGATGGCTCACGCTCGACAGTAGCTGGAGCCTGAATGGGACGCGAGCCGGCGTGAACATTGCGGCCATCCATAATTTCGAAACGCTCGACGGCTGCCTGACGCTTGACAGTAGCTGGGATCTCGACGGAATCGATAACACGAACGTCGAGATGGGCTTCGGTACTGGCACGACGCCCGCGACGACAGGTGACACGGCGCTGGAGGCCGAATATGTGCGCGTGCCGCTGGAGGATA